AGCAACTGCTGGAACCCAAATAGTTTGTTTTCCATCAATTACTCCACTTTGAATATCTGAAGCTGATAAAGGCACTGTTGCTGGTACTGCTCCTATGTAAGTCATCTTATGTAATCTCCATGATTGACAAAGTTGCATCAATTTTTGCTGAAACCGAACAGTCAATCTTAACAACATCTGTAGTTTGTAAAACATATTTTCCACCAGATAAAAGTTCTAAAGAACTACCTGCTGGAATACTTGCATCTTTTACAACTGTAACATTTTCATTTGTTTCAGTATCAGAAGTATCAGATTCAATCTTTACTGTTGCAGTTACTGCTGATGTATGAACATTACAAAGTGTAAGTCCAACAACGACAGTTGTTGTTGAAGAAGGAACTGTATATAAAGTTAAAGCTGTACCAGCACTTGCTGGCATTGCTGCATTTGTTTTTACTTTAAAAGTATTTGCCATTTATATCCTCCTATTTATTACCCAAGAGCAATCGCTAAAGCTGTTGGATCGTCTGTAGTAAATCCTTGATTAGTCATTAATGTTACAACTCTTGATAAAGCTGCTTTTCTATTAGTACCACCTGCACCATCATCCACTACAATTAAATCAGATGTAGTTAAGTCTGCACCTATATCAGTTCCACCATCAATATCAATAGTTGTTAAAGGTAAAGTTCCTGTATCACCAGTACCAATTAAAGTTCCTGTATTAGTTGGTAATGTTAAAACTGCTGAACTAGCTGCTGAATGTGGAGCTGCTTGTAGTGTTTGAGCATGAGCATTTGATGATTCACAATAAAATTTTACTTTAGCAACACTACCAGTTCCTGTTTTAATTTCTACTAAACCATCAGTAACAGCCACACCACCTGAAGAACCATCACCATCTAATAAAACTTTACCTGAACCATTTGGCAATACAGATATATTACCATCAGATACAGATACTATCTCTGATATAACTGGAGAAGTTAAAGTTTTATTTGTTAAAGTTTGTGTACCAGTAAGAGTAACATCACCAACATTTGATGGTTGAACAATAGTAAATACAATATTTACTGAACCAATAGAACCAGAGTTATCAGTAGTACATAAAAATATTTTATCTGCATTAGTTGAACCTTCTTGAACAATAACTAATTGTCCTGCTAATTCTGCAACAGTATCATAATCTGTATCTCTTGTAGCAGTACCTGAAGCCACAACATTATAAATACCATTTTCAGTAGCATCTGTTTGATCTTTAACTAAAACTTTATTTCCTGTAGCAAGTGTAACACCATCTAACGTATCACCATTTTGTAAGTCTGATGATAGTGTAATATTTCCTGTTGTTGCAGCTCTTGTAATAATTCTTGTTTTTAATCCTGTAACTAGATCATCAACATAAGTTTTTGTAGCTGCATCTGATCCTGATGATGGTGCTCCAAGTCCTGTAATCGTACCACCAGAAATAGCTACACTGTTTGCAGCTTGTGTTGATATAGTTCCAAGTCCAAGTGATGCTCTAGCAGTTGATCCTGTTTCTGCTACCCATGTTGAACCACTTCCAACAATAAAATTACCATCTGTTGTAGCAAGATTTCCAATTGCAGTTAAGTTTGCATTTGAAGCACCTTTAGCATCTAATTGATCTTGAATATTTGAACTGACACCATTTAGATAACCAAATTCTGTATTTGAAATTGTACCATCATGTATTTTTGTAGCATCTATAGCTGCACTTGCATTTATATCTGCATTAACAATTGCACCATCATTTATTTTTGCTGATGTAATTGCACTGTCTGCTATTTTTGCAGTAGTAACTTGGCTATCTGCTATGTGTGCAGTATCAATACTACCATCAACATAATGCTCTGAGTTAATACTATCATCAGCTATTTTTGTACCATCTACTGCATCAGCAGCAATCTTAGCTGTTGTAACATTTGCATCTGTAATTTTTGCTGTAGTTATTTGTGCATCTGCAATATGAGCTGTGTCTATTGAACCATCTACATAGTGTTCACTATCAATACTGTCATCTGCAATTTTAGAACCATTAACAGCATCTGCTGCAATCTTTGCAGTTGTAATAGCACTATCACTTATATTTGTTGTACCAATAATTTCTGTTGGTATAGATGAATTTGTTTTTGATAAAGCACCAATATAAATATGAGTGATTGATTCATTAGAAAGTGTTCCACTATCCCAAGTTACATTAACAGTTGTGTTTGTAGAAAAAGTTGAACTAGCAATTGTTCCATAAATTGTACCTGGAGTTGATGCAGTTAATTTAATTCTTCTACCTGCATGATAAATTGAAGTTACATCTACACCAGCTATTGTAAAAGAAGTCGCTGATGCGTAAGCAGCAGTATATGAAGCATCACCATCACCATATTCAATCCATTGTGCATCATTAAACCAATCTCTTGTGTTTTTCATCAATGCTCTAATTGCATTGTTTAAATTAGAAGGTAACATACCTTCTGCTGTTGAAATACCATTTAGTGATGTGTTACTAGCTTGTGTTGTTGAATAATCTTTAATATTAGTTGGCATCTAATCTCCTATAAACCAAACAAATGCTTTATTGCTTTCTTTGTTTCTATCATTAATTAATGTATTAATAGCTTCTTCAATTTGTCTTTGAAAAAACTCTTGAGTTTCAAAACTATATCTAACATTATCTATATCAGTTTTTTCTGTCATCTCAATCCAATTCTTGTTGCGTTTATATCTACTCCTTGAGCATGAGTCCAAGTAGATCCAGATGGTGTAACTACTTTAATTTTAAAATATCTACCAGACTGTCTAACTGGATTATCACCACTTGTAACCATAGAAGAAGATGAAGATTCTGTTGCATCATCTGCTAATCTTTCTCTACTTTTTACAGTTACAGTAGATGTTGCATCCACAATTGGTCTAATGTTAGTTATACTACTTCTATGTCCTGGAAACAACTCTAATTCTCTAGTTTCTATAGTTCCTTGATTTTCTGTGCCTGAAAAGATAGCTGCTTTAAAATCACTGTCTATTGCACCTAATAATAATTGACCACCATTCCAAAAGTCTGTGTCTAATGCAATATTAATATTATCTAAGTTTTCAGAAATAATGTCCATTAATTCAACAGTATAAGCACCTACGAACTGAGAGAATATGGTACTAGCATTAGCATCAGCAGTAGACCATTTTTGTGTAGCATAATTATAAATAATTATTTTATCACAGATACCTGTTGTGTTAGCAGTATTAGATGCTGATGGATATAACCATAAAGCTAATTGATTAAATGGATCAACCGCAGCACAGATTCTATCTAAATATGCTTTATTAACATCAAGGTCAAAAAATCTATTTACTTTTTCTGCACCTATTGGAATTACTTGGTCGCCATTGATTTCAAAAAATCCATCATCTGCATAAAAGAAAACCCTTCTATTATCTTGAGCTACAGTTCTTCCATACACAGCTCCTCTATTAGGAGATATAACTGATAATCTAAATACAGTTGCACCACCCACATAGTCCATACGAATAATTTGGTTTTGTCTAAATACATAACCAATCTCTCCAGATGTTATATGTACTATTTCTCCACCTGAACCTGGTAAGTCTTGTTGGTCAGCTTGCTTAGTTCCTGCTGTCCATTCAGTAATATCATTGATACCAGACCATTGTATTCTGTTTTGATTTGATGATTGGTTTCCTGTTACTAAAAAATCTCTAACAACACCTGAAACCCTAAAATTAGGAACACCACTTGCAATACCTGATAAATCTGCAAAGTTAGTTGATGTACCCATTAAATAATATTGAGGTGCATCTACACCATTACTTGCAATTACATAATTACCAAATTGAGTAAATGTCCAAAAGTCTGTGTTTCCACCAGTTAATGATCCTTTTCTTGATGTAAATGATCCACCATCTAATTGATAGATGTCTGTATTTTTTGCAACAAAATTAAATACAGCACCAGCATTATTTCTAAATGAACCTGCACCTCTACTATTTGCACCCATGTTATTTGTTGAATAACTTACTAATGAAGGAAATCTTTTATAAGAATTTTGTGCGTAATAAACATTGTTTGCAGTTGTTGCACCAGGATTTAAATATTCTGGTTGGTCAGGTAGCCATTCTCCAAAAGGTATTTGCATTTTTCTCCTATTGATTATTATTTGTAACTGCTACATAGTTATCATGGAAAGCACCTGCTACTGTTACATCTGTTCTTTGTTGCATTGGAGCATTACCATATTGATCTTCTCTATCGTTTCTATCTAATCTTTCCATAGCTGTTTCATACATTCTTTGCCATTGTTGTAATCTTTGAGGATCTATACCGCCTAAAAAATTAGCAGCATGGTATAAAGAACCATATAAATAAATAGCAGGATGATTTGATAAAATATAATTAGATGTATTTGAATCTGATAAAGGATCAAACTCTTTGTAATAATTTAAAACACCAGTGTATGAAGATGAAGGAGATGGTGCAAATCTAAAGTTATCTCCTAAAATTGTAAAAGTGTTTGGTTGTCCAGTAGTTGAACCACCTTTGATTTGATCCATTTGTGCAGGAGTTATATATTTTAAAGCATATTTAACACCACCATTTAAAATATAAAAATCTCTGACTTGTAAAAATCCAGATGGTAAAGCTACAGTTTCGGCATTGATAGTAAATGAACTATCAGTTGTAATCATTTTTCTTATTCTTAATTTTGAATTAAAATCTTTTTCTGCAAGTACAATAAAATCACCAGATATTTCTGATGTTAAATCTGATCTATTCAACCAGTTAGCTATTGCAGTTTTTAAAGCTGAATATGTATTAAGTGCCATTATAATCTACCCTCTGCTGTTTTAAAATATCTAAACTCACTTGAATTTAGTTTTTTCTTTAATATTTTTTTTTGCACTTCTTTTGGAAGTGAAAACCAATTACGACTACCATTATACTCATTCGCCCAGACAGATAAAGCAATAGTTGGAATACTAGCTACTCTTTTTAAATCTCTTGATTTTGAATAACCATCATTCAATGTAAGTAGTCGTTTGTTGTGTTTTAGGTGTGAATCAATATTAACTTCTTCTTTAATTGCAATTTTACCATCCATATCATCTTTCATATATGTGGTTTTTTGCAAACCATTAAAAGTTACATCTTTTTTCATCTGCCTTGACCTCTGTATTTTTTTTTAGAAAATTTTTTATTTGGTCTTTTGCTATGTCTACCAGGTCTTTTTCTTGGCTTTTCTTTTACATAGTTGCTTACACCAAATAAAGGTTTTTTCTTTTTTGCCACTATGCACTCATTTCAACAACAGAAATATCATCACCGCTTGTACCAATGATAGCAACTTTTTCACCTGGAGAAACTTTAAAAATTTCTGGTTCGTTTGCAGGTATAAAAATACTGCTAGTTGTTGCGGTTGGATTTGAACCAAACAAAATATGAACTGCTGCATTAGAGCAAATTCTTACATATTCTGACTGTGATCCAAAAGCTGCTGATTGAGTTGATGTACCACCACTTAAGGCGATCATCTGAACTGTTGTAGGTCTTAATCCATAATTAAAACTCATATTTATCTCCTAATGTTGGAGGGGGGAAGTACCGCTAGGCAAGATCCCCCCTAAAATTTATTATCTTCTTATAACAAATGTTACAAGTAGTTTTTTAGTTCCAGTAGAACCACCATCTGTAATCATTTCGATAGTTCCATCTTCTTCTACTCTGTTAGCAGCAGTAGGTGTAGACGAATCTACAGTACCAGCAGCAGAACCAGAATGAGCTACAGTAATACCACCATTTGTTACAGCAGTACCACCTATCTCAAAACTAATTGCTGCATTTCCACCAGAAATAGCACCTTGTAAAGCAGTTATAATTTTAACTATTTTACCACCATCAGGTACAGCAACAAAAGTTGATGAAGCTGTAGATATATCTTCTATCTCAGCAACTAAAAAGTAATCGTTAAGTGTTCTCATTTTTATCTCCTATGTCGTTCCGCCCATAACCTTTTTAGGACTTCAACATTGGTTGATTGAAAGGGGTGCATATCTAAACAAGGTTACACCCCTAACAATTTTTATTTATTACGAAGTTGTAAGGTCAGTAACCATACCACTTGCAAGTTCGTTTCTTGACTCAAGAGTGTACTCAGCAACCATGAATCTCTGATCTGCGTCAGCAGTCTGAGCTGGTGTTTGTAAAGTAAAATCTCTTAAGAAAGATACTGCAAAGAAGTCCATCTCTAAAATTAGAGCATCTTGACCTTTTTTAGCAGCAGTAGAGTTGTTATCTCTAATGAATCTATTTGGAGCAACTTGTAAAGTTCCAAAGTCGCTTTCGTAGACATCAATAGATGTAACTAATCTTCTGTCCTCTGCTTGGTCAAATCTAGTTGAACCTCCTGTGAACCCAGATAGTTTTTGTTTATTAAAAGCACCAACCATAATCATGTTTGGATTTCCGCCTTGATTAAAACAACTTCTCAAAACACCTTTTAACTGATCTTCAGTAAAAGCTCTTTGAGTTCCATCTGTTCTTGCAGCACCGCCACCTGAACCTGATCCACCTGAACCAGCATCAACATTAGTAGAAATCCAAGTTTGAACTCCTCCTAATTTTCTAGCAGTTGTAGCATTACCAGCCGCAGCAGCAACATTTGATAAAAGAGCAGTTTCCATATCTCTTTTTAATTCTTTTGCAGCTTTTGCAACTTGGTAAGCTAACTCATTGTTTCTACCAGCAGATGTTACAGCATCATTAGTTCCAGATATTTGAACACCTTTTGTAGAAATCTGAGTGTAGTTTGTTAGTTTAGTTGTTGCAGACATTGTGCCATAAGAAATACTTGCACCTTCGACAGCAGCATTTTCTGCAGTAGCAGCTAACGCATCTGTTTGCCATTGGTGAGAAGTATTTGTAGCTTTTGTCTTAGCAACACCTGACATAAATGGAGTGTCTGTTGGAGATATTGAATAAATAATATCTGCAAGATCCTCTCTTATGCCGACTGTTTGGTATGTTTGATATACAGCCATTTTTATTCTCCTTATAGGTTATTGGTTTATATATAACGCAATAAAAGATCAGTAGCATCCTTTGGATTACCAGATCGTTTTAATGCTTTAATCTGATCCAACCTAGATTTAGAGTTTAATTCTTCTTTAGTTACTTTTACACCTGACTTAACAAACTTAGATGGTTTTACTTTTTTAGAAACTAAGTTCGGTTTTACCGATTTAGTTTTTTGATAGTTCATTCCATCCATAATTACATCAAAGTATCTTGAGTCATAAATTCTTGAAACATCCTCATTTGAGAATCCTTTAGAACTTAAGTAGTTCAAAATATTTGACTTAACTGTAGTACCCTTAATAGGATCAGCTATCTCAGGATGTTTTAAGTGAAGTTTTTTTTGTTCTTCTCTCAATATTTCCTGAAATTGAGTTTGCTGATGCTCCCTCAATTTTTGCTGTGCTTCTTGAATCGTTTGTTTTCGTTTCTGAATCCTACGATCAATCTTAGCAGCTTCAGTTGGATCTTCTTCCCAAAGTCTATCAAGTTCTTTGGAGTTCTGATCGTTGTTAATCTCAGCATTCAAAGTTACAACAAGTGAATTTAAATCATCCATCTTAGTTGAATACTGATTTTTAAGACG